GTCTCGGAACAGCTAGACGATATAAGAGATAAGCTTAATAGTGATATAAGAAAGGCTGTAGAGGAGAATAACGGAAGGGCATTGAGTTTTGGTAAGAGATTTCAATTTGCAGGTAAAGCAATAGGACAGACCGTAGCGGTTTTGGCAAAAGGAATGATGGACCCACTTTTTATAATGGGGAAAATCTATACTGCCTTTCTAGATGTAAATACAGCAGCAGTAGAGTACACCAGACTTACAGGACAGAATGCTGTAAGCACAGCAGGAATGAACATGAGTCTAGCATCTTCAGTAGATGTACTAAAGGTGATGGGAGAGCTCACAAAGGAGATGGGATTTGCGGCAGGTGCAATCTTTTCTAATAAAGATTTAGGTAGATTAGCAGAAGCAAAAAACCTACTTGGACTGAGTGAGAAGCAAGCAGCTAACTTAGGAATGAGAAGCAAAGTTGCAGGAAAAGGTATTCAAGATTACGAAAAAGCAATAGTAGGAGCCACAAATAAGTACAATACTGCAAATAGATCAGTAGTAGCCCACGGACTAGTGCTACAGGAGGTACTAAATACCTCAGATAGTATCTCACTATCTCTAGGAGGAAACCCAGAAAAATTATCAGCCGCAGCATCCGCAGCCTTGGGTTTAGGAATTAATTTAGAAAAAGTAGATCAAATTGCAGAATCATTAATAAATTTCGAATCCTCTATTTCTGCTGAACTGGAAGCTGAGCTATTAACGGGTAAGCAATTAAATCTAGAAAAAGCTAGAGAACTAGCATTAAATAATGATCTAGCAGGACTATCAGCAGAGCTAGCTAAGAATGGAGCCTCAGCAGCAGAGTTTAGTAGAATGAACCGCATTCAGCAAGATTCTTTGGCAAAAGCTTTAGGAATGAGTAGGGACGAATTAGGTAAGATGGCTCAACAGGAACTTCTAAGAGCAGGTGCAAGTAAAGAGGCACAAGCAGCTGCAAGAGGAGTGACAATAGAGCAGCTAGAGCAAGCAAGCATCCAGGATAGAATTAAGATATCATTAGATAAACTAGCACAAGCATTTGCACCAATACTAGACGCACTAGTACCAGTAGTATCGGCATTGATCAGTATTGTACAGCCAATAGCATTTGTTATAGCAAGCGTAGCAGGTGGAATTGGATCAGTACTATCTTTCCTATCTCCATTAATAACAGGATTCACCATAATATATGGACTAGTAAAGGCATGGGAGCTATCCTCAATGTCGGTTGCAGGATATCAATCATTCCTAACAGGCCAAGCAATTGCACAAAAAGGAGCCGCAATGGGGTACAACTCTCTGCTACTTGCGAGACAAGCATTGCTATCGGGTGAATTGGCAAAATCAATAGGAATAGCAGCAGCCTGGGCAGTAGCAAATCCACTCCAAGCATTATTAGGGTTAGGAATTGCAGCAGGAGTAGGAGCCTTAGTATACTCTCAAATGAAAGATGGAGTTATTGATCCTAAAAAAGGACCAGTAGTATCTGGAGAATTTGGAACAGTTCAACTACATCCAAATGATCAAATAGCAGCAGGAACAAACTTAATGGGAAATAAACCAAAAGGAGCACCAGCATCAACAATGTCACAAGCTGTAGCAAGTAGAGATAATACTCATAATGAAATAAGACAAATGAGAGAAGAAAACAAGTCACTACTTACCGCTTTGCTTAATAAAACAGGAGATGTTTATATGGATACAAATAAAGTAGGTAGATCACAAGTACTTGGAAGTTACAAATCGGCATAAACAAACTATTTATAATAAAATAAAACACAATTAATATGGGACTATTAGATTTATTACCATCATCTAACTTAGGATTAGACGGAGCAACACCAGTACGCATACCAAGTGCCAATCCAGCATCAACATTGCATTTTCAATCATCAATTACAGATATTCCAAATATCGACCAGAGTCCTTCTGTGCTAGACATAAATGGAGTACCACCAACAGTATCTCTTTCAGGACAGCCACTTCCCTACATGAGTAACTTACCTAGATAAGAAACTAAATGGCAAATAACGGATTAATCACACTGCACACAGACCTTAAAAGTCTGAAGTATGGTTCCATACCTCTTGGAAGCGATAAGCCCTATGTAACAAAAGACATTGGACAAGCACCAGGAAGTCAAATAGGAGCAGAGATTTCACATCGCATTGACGATGTTTCCCGTATTGCCCAAATGCTTGTAGATAAGCCGGGAATAAAGTACCTACTAAACGAAGCATTGCTTCAACAAGTAGGAGCAGGTGATAAAATTAGAAAAGCACAACAAGGAGGAAAATCCTTAGTTAGAGCAGTTCTACAACAAGCTGGAAGCACTCTTCTCAATACAGTTAAGATTGCAGGATCGACTCTAGCACAAGTTCCTGTAAATGGAACAGGTACGCATTTCCTAAAAGGATTTAGAACTGATACATACCTAAGGCCGGGTGCAAATGAAAAAATACCAGGTGCATTTGCTTCATTTTTCGGAGCAGGTGGAGTGGAGGGAGCACAGTATGCTTTGAGAGGAGAGGTAGTACCAACTAATGCAGAGACCCAGTTAGTCAATAGGAATGCTAGTGCATTTAATTATCTAGGAGATGTATATGTAGATCGTAATGAGATAGCAAATCCTGCTCTTCCGGTATCTGGAAGCAATAAAAGACAGTCCAAGCTAAACGCAGAAAGTGGAACACCTATAGCAGTATCACCTTCGGAGAGTGGTATAGGACAGACTACAGCAAAGAGTGGTACTAAAAATCCGCAAAGCACCATAGTTAGCATAGACAAAGTGGGTATAACAGGAAGTAGCCTTCCTAATTCCTTAAATAATTTACCTAGTTCATCATATAGTGATGGAAGTGGATATATTAAAACTGATACACAAGGAAACATAAACACTGCAGTAAATGGCGATACCATCTACACAGAAATAACTCCAGCAAACCTAGCAGCGAGTGCAATCACCATACAAGCTTCAAAAAAAGATGTAGTAGATCCTATAAGCAGTGATGAGGACGTATACACAAGAGGTAAGAAAGATTCCTATAAGTACGGAAGCACATACACATCAGAATCACAAAATAGACAAGTAGATCCAAGCAAGCCAAGTAGAGATGTAGTTAAAGAACGCAGAGTAGGTTTAGGAGATCAAGGAGCTAGAAGAGATGGTAGTAGGTCAAGCAATACTTACTGGGAATTGGGAAATGGCACAGAGGTAGATACACTAAATAGTCAGGATATCTCAGCCGACAGAGTGCCAGGAGCAGCCGCAGGAAGAGATCTTGCTAAATTATACTTTGAGGTAATAACACCCGAGCCAGCAGATAGTAGGTTTTTGTACTTTAGAGCATATATCGACTCTTTTGATGATGGATATAATGCAAGTTGGGAAGCTCGTAAATATGTAGGTAGAGCAGAAAGTTTTTATACCTATGGAGGATTTGACAGAGATATAACGCTATCATTTAAAATAGCACCAGCTACAAGATCGGAACTAAAGCCATTATATAAAAAAATGGTATACCTAGCATCTACAACAGCACCTACCTACGGTACATCAGGACTAATGAGAGGAACGCTTGTAAAAATGACAGTTGGGTCGTATCTTGATCAAGTACCAGGAGTAATAACCTCGGTTAAGTATAGTTTAGTAGATGGAACACCTTGGGAGATAGCAATGGGACAACCAGAGGGAGTAGAGACAGATGTACAGGTATTGCCTATGGTAATACAGTGTAGCATTTCATTTAAACCAATTCACACCTTTGCACCTCAAACAGGACTCTATAACTATATAACAAGTCCACAAGAAGGTGTAAGATTCTTTACAGAAGGAGATAAACTATAAAGTATATGGCAAATAGATACAGAGACATACAGCATTCTAAAACCTCAGACGGAGTAGAATATATAAATAATACTATATATCCAGATATTCCACTATCCGATCAGGACTACTACGTGATCTCTACAGGAGGAGATAGGTATGATACTTTGGCACAACAGTTCTATAGTGACCATTCTTTATGGTGGATCATTGCAATGGCAAATAACTCTGAAAGAGCATCTTTAATTGTAGAGCCAGGAATACAGCTAAGAATACCTGCAAATAAGGAAAATATATTACAGTTATATAGAGACATAAATAAACTAAGGTAATGGCAAAAGGATACGGCGAACCAGTCTCAGCCAAAGTAGCAGCACAGATTGAAGCTCGAAAATTAATTATTGGTAAAAAAACGGGAAAGACAAACGAAGACTTAATCTATGCAAATGCCAAAACAGGTTGGATAAAAATGTCTTCTTCTGTAAATACACTAACAAAGGAACAATCAGCACAGCTAGCACAACAAAAAGGCCGTAAGGAGATCAACGGAAGCAATATACTAGCAGGGTACAATATTCTTATGGGAGGAGTTCTTAGACCTGATAGAGGACTAAGACAGGGTATTGACTATGCACCAACAGATGCTACAACCGGCGCATATAGTAACTACGCATATCAAAATAGAGCAGCAAGCACAGGCATAAGGCCCATGCCAGGCATTACTTCCATGAATGTTAAGTCAAAAAATACTTATGGAACCCTAAGAGAAGCAGAGGTAAAATTTGTATGCTGGACTTTAGAGGATTTTGAAATAATGGAGGAGCTGTACCTGCGACCAGGATTTTCAATTTTACTTGAGTGGGGACATTCAATGTATGTTGATAATGATGGGAAACTGTATACAGAGATTGAGTCGATAGGAAATCGCTTTTTTCGCAATGGAATTGGTATGACTCAATTACTTGAAGATATTAAAAGTCTTAGAGAAAAAAGTTCGTATAATTACGAGGGGATGATTGGATATGTTAAGAATTTTTCTTGGAATTACAATTCAACTGGAGGATATGAATGTAGTGTTAGCATAATTTCTCAAGGAGAAATATTAGAATCTATTAAACTAACATTTGATCCACAACTAAGACTAGCGTTAGGAGATTTAGAAAGCAGTACATCAGAAAAAGGAATAGAGCAAAGAAAGAGCATATACCACTACGTAATAACTAGGATGCAGGAAATTGTAACTCCTGCTTTTACAAAAGAACATTTAAAGGAAGTAGCTCCAACATTAGCAGAAAAGTTACAAGACTTTAGAGGATACTATCAAAAAATAACAGTAAACGACTCAGTAATTCCATTCTGGGACACTAATCAGGATCTATACTACATACCTCTTCGTACATTTTTTGATATATTTAATACATCAATTAGCCTAGTAGACGCAAGTAAGGGTAAAGATAGTAAGGATAGGACCTTAGCTAAGTTTAATATAGACTATAATCTATCTTCTAATTTTTTAACAAGTCCTGAGCATTTTTCAATAGACCCACTAGTATGTGTACTTCCTGCAGCACCAGAAGCAGATGCTGGAGGATTATCAATGCTAAGCTTAGAGGCAAAATTAGCTTACAGACAAGCTACCTTAGATAAAGAGATTGCAAAGGTGACAGCTCAACTAGGCCCAGCTGGAGCTGCCGCTACAATCAAGCTGCTAAACGACTCCTTTTGGAATGAGCTAGAGGCTATCAAACAGACAGCAAAATCAGCAGTAAATAAAGGATTTGACGTAGTTAATAAAGCAATCTTTGGAAGTAAAATGGGATTTGTTGAATGTGTACATAGCCATAATGGGTATCAACCAGGAGGTACTAACGAGGATGTACTGAATATACTAGTACCAACTACATACTTAAAGGCAAAATTAGATGAAGCTTTGGATAAGGATGGAAAGATCGATAAAAGTATGCACGATATTGTTGAGAGTGTGCTTGAGGGAGTAAATACAGCCTTAGGAGGTATAAATGATTTAGGACTAGCTTTTGATACAGACTTAGATACTTGGTTCCTTTTAGATAGAAATAGAACCCCAACAATAGCGGAAGCACAAAAATTTCCACAATTTACTTTGGCAGGAATTGATAGTGTTTTTACAGAAGTAGGAATAAGTAGTAAGATTACCAATGAGATGGGAAGCCAAATATCAATAGCTGCCCAAGGATCCACTCAGAACTACAGCGATAATGTAGATAATATACTAAAGTGGAATCCAAATATAATTGATCGAATTAGAGTAACTAAAGATACTTCCGAAGAACCAAAGGAGGGTTTATCATCTGCTCAAGAGGATAGAGAAGCAAGAGCAGAGGGATGGAGACAAGCTGTTTGGGAATACTTTACAGATTTTAATACAGCACAATTGGCAGAAGGTGGAACACCTACTAACCTCAAAACTATGCATGCTGAGTGGACAGTCGAGAACGTAGTAAGAAAAAATAAAATATTATCAGGAGAACCAGCACCAGGACTAATTCCTGTCGAACTATCATTTAAGTTAGACGGAATAGCAGGATTTATAATAGGACAAGCATTCAAAATATCTCCAGGAATACTTCCAAGCAAGTATCAGGATAAATTTGGATATATAGTAACAGGTCTTGAGCATAGCGTAGGAGTGGCTAATAGGTGGGAAACCTCAGTTACTACTCAATTTTTTATAGTCGAACCACCATCTAGCGAAGAAGTAGGTGCCTTTAGTGCAGCAAATGGATCCTCTGCTTTGGCAGTAACAAATGAGTTAGCAGCGCAAGAAGCAGCAGGAGTGCATGTACCTGGCCAAACTAGTGTAACAAAAGGAGGATCGACACGAACAATTGAACAAGTATCTTATAAGAATGGACAAATGCCAAGCAATAGGCTAGTATCAATTTCAAATGCAACTCAATATAAAGGAGCAATCAGCAGTGATAATGGACAAGTAAGACTATATTCAAAAGCAGCACCTGCCTTAGACAGACTCCTTGCAGCAGCTACAAAAGGTGGAGTTTCATTAAAAATAAATTCTGCATATAGAACAGTTCCAGATCAAAAAAGAACGTTTGAGGGTAATTGTAGCAATTCTGCCGATAGTATGCAGAGGTGTATTCCAAAACCAGGAGAAGGACCAGCAGCAATACCTGGAACCTCTAATCACGGATTTGGATTAGCAGTCGACTTTGCTAATAGTAGCAGAAAGAGGCTAAATACAAATATGCCTGAGTATGCATGGCTGGCATTTAATGCAGCACAGTATGGATTCAAAAGAATAGCATCAGAGGCTTGGCATTGGGAATATCAAATTTAATAAATAATAGCTATGCCATATTTACCAGAAAACAAATATACAAAACCAAAAGCAGCAGGTGCTAATGAATTTATAATAAGAGGAACTTCAATATTCTACAAGGGACTATATGTAGAGACTTATACTAAAACTTATTATGCTGGAAAATCTCCTATGGAAACAGAAGTAGTACTGCAGAAAGTTTCTAATCATAAAAATGGACATAATGAGATATATCTAGCAGGAATAGGATTGCTAGGAACAGCAATAGCAGGATTTTTTAAAAAGACCCTAACTAAGTCAGAAAAAGAAAATGGCATAGCAAAGAGGTACTTTGTCCAGGACAAAAACGACAATAAGATTGCTGAAACAGATAAAGCAACTTATAATCAAACAAAACTAAGTGTCCCAAATAGAAACTTTGCTGAAGTAGATTGGATTATAAAAGGACCAGCCGAAGATAAGATGTTTGGAAACTATCCATTTGAAGGAGCAGAATCTAAAAATAGAAAAACAATCCAAGCATTGGAAACTACAATGCCAGGAATTTCAACCTTTGTAACAGACTACAAATACCTAGTAGAGGAACCAGCACCATTAGCACAGCCAACATCGCAGACATTTAATGTAACAGATGCAGACACCCAGCTAGAGAATGATCGAAAGGCCAATTTCGATTATAGAAAATAAAAATACAACAAGGCTTGCTTCGGTAAGCCTTTTTTCGTATATTATAAAAAAAGGTTATAAGATATGTTCTATATTATAGAAACACAGGAGCAAATACAGCTCGTAAAAAATTTAGGTAGGAAGGGAGGATTTATAGAAGTAATTTCTTCAAATGATAATTACCATCCACTTCTTACATCTACCGTAGCAGTTTACCTAAGACCTTTGGATCACCATGAGGGATATATTATTCCCATAAGCCATGATGAGGGATTAAACTTAAGTAAAAATTGTGTCTACGACATCTTAAAGGAATACACAACACTTTATGCGTTTGATAAGAAACAGTTGATGTATCACTTCATACTGCCCTCTGTAATAGATCTTTCCTTACTCTATTCCATGACCCACTACAATAGACTTGAACTTGCGAGATCAAACTCAACTTGTAATTGGTACTACAATCGTTTTCATGAGTTCAAAGAAATAAATGCCATTATCCCAATATCCAAACTATTTGAAAGATGTGAGGAAAATTACAAAGCTGTAAACCGCATATTGCAATATGCAATACCAAATGGTTTTGACTTTTATAATAAAACAGCCACTTCGGTTTTCTTTATGATTGAGAGAGCAGGATTGAGAATAACATATGAATCATTCCTAGAATTATTCAAACCAAATAAACCTGTGTACAGTATTGATAATAATATTATTTATACTTCGTATAATTTATACAACACAACTTCAAGACCTACAAATGCTTTTAATTCTGTAAACTTTGCAGCAATACCAAAAGCACCTGAGTTTAGAAAAGCAATCATTCCCCAGAACGACGTATTTGTTGAGATGGATTTTGATGGATATCATTTGAGATTACTATGTGAACAAATAGGGTATGAATTAACAGATGAGTCAGCTCACGTTCAATTGGCAAGACTCTACTTTGGAAAGGATGAAATAGCTGAGGAGGAGTATGCAAAAGCAAAGCAGATTAACTTCCATGCCATTTATGGAAAGATTCCACCTGAGTATGCCTTTCTTAAAGTATTTGAAAAAATAGATCAATACATTAAAATGCTTTGGAAGCAATTCAACGAAATAGGATACGTAGAAGATCCAATCTCAGGAAAAAGATTTACTAGTGAATTAAAAGAGATGCACCCACAAAAATTAATGAATTATATGATGCAGAGCTTGGAAACCTCAAGAAATATCGTTATATTAAAAGAAGTGCTTATGTTTCTTCAAAATAAGAAAAGTAAACTGGCACTTTATACCTACGATGCCATGTTAATAGATTTTGCAAAGGAGGATGGAAAGAGTACACTAGAGGAGTTAGAGTTAATTCTTTCACAAAAAGGAAAATATCCAATTAAGGTGAAGTATGGAAATTCCCTTGATTTATAAAAAGTATGATACACTTGTTTTTGATTTTAAGTACTATTTATAATAAAACATGATAGGAATTTATAAAATAACGAATCCAAAAGGAAAGGTGTATGTTGGACAGAGTATAAACCTTCAACAAAGATTGAGTGACTATAAAAGATTATTAAATTGTAAAAACCAAACACAGTTATATAATTCGCTAAAAAAGTATGGATGGGAAAAGCATATTGTAGATATTTTAGAGGAGTGTTTAGTAGATTCATTAAATAGTCGAGAAAGGTACTGGCAAGATTTTTATGATGTTTTAGGACAGTTAGGATTGAATTGCAAACTAACAACAACACTTGACAAGACGGGAAAGAATTCTGAAGGATCAAATAGGCAGAGAGCATTAACAATGAAGGGAAAGAATAGAGGGCCAAGACCGGATGTTTCCGAAAGAAATAAAAGAGTACATGCAGGTAAGGTGATAACAGAAGAACACAAAAGGCAGAATAGAGAAAAACAACTAGGAGTATCAAAACGTTACGGAGGACAGAACGAGGACAGAAAGAGAGAAGTAGTGCAGTGGAGTAAAGACAGAACCATCCAGATAAGTACATGGGATTCAATAATATCAGCAGCTAAGAGTGTAAAGAGAGGTCCAGGAGACATACATAGAGTGGTAAGTGGAAAGGGAAATAGCTGTGCAGGATACTATTGGACATATAAGCAATAATACAAGAAACAACAAATACAGTAACAATTTAGTTTTGTAAAATAAAAACATATTTATAAATGATACAATTAGATGTAGCGCCAACAATATTCGATTACGATATCGAATCAAATTACAATTACGCTGACATGAGCAACAAACTTTTCTGTACATTCTCCTCAGAAGAAAAACTGGAAGAGATACTAAGTACAATACAGGGCAAGTACAAAATCATTTATAATAAAATTTTCGTTCTTTATTCAAAGAGCCAAGATGAATATATCTGTACATATAACGTAGAATTCGGAAATGTTTCTAATTTCTTAGAAAATACTATTCTAGTTCATAGAAAAAAAGAATCAAACACCCTATACACAATCAACTCACTAAATCGTCTAATTGAATCTCTAAATGGAGGAATATTAGATACAAACTTCAAAGTGGATTGGAATGACTATCAAAACTGCATCCTATTAACAAAAGGAGCAGAATTAAAAAGAGTCAACACAAAATTATTTAGAATAATAGAATTATAAACAAATGGAAAATTTTAATTTAAAAAAATTCTTAGTAGAAAATAAACTAACTACTAAGTCAAAATTACAAGAAGGGATATTTAGTAGAACGTCAAAAGAGAAGAGTACATCTATAACTTTAGATGATTTGAAGAAATCAAAGTACTACGATTTACTGGAGATACAAGGAAGAGGTAGGAAGTATAAGGAAGTTCTAATAGGAAAAGTGTTGGAGGATATAAACAAGTCAGGAAGCAGCCTATCCGGAAAAGCCTTAGTAGACGAGGTAGTTACTTTTATAACAAGAATTCTACGCAACTACGACAGCATGCCATCAGAGAATCAATATAGACTAGAATATACTCACTTCTTAAAATAACGATTACAGAAAAGCTAGTCATATAGGTAAAAATCGTAAAATTGTAAAAAAATACTACAATGTTTAAGCGGTTTAGGAAAAAAATTGCTATTTATATTAAATAAGAAGGTACTGGTACTACCGATAAAAACATTACGGAGATTTTAAAAAGACACCATGTACCAGCTGGTTATTTTTAATTTCTCCTTTTTTTATTTAATATGATAGGGATTTATAAAATAACAAGTCCAAGTGGTAAAATATATATTGGACAGAGTAAAACACTAGAGAAAAGAAAAAATAATTATAGTAACTTGAGAGATTGTAAAAACCAACCAAGACTCTATGCCTCACTGGTAAAATACGGTTTCTCAGAGCATATCTTTGAGGTTATAGAAGAATGTGTTATAGAAAGCCTAAATACAAGGGAAAGACATTGGCAAGATTTTTACGAGGTACTGGGACTGAAAGGGCTGAACTGCGTACTCACAGCAACAGACGAAAAACCTAGAATACACTCCCAGGAAACTAGAAACAGTATATCAATAGGAAGATCAGCATTTTTCCAGACACCAGAAGGAAAGGAGTATAGAGAAAAGCAGAGTAGGGATTTAAAAGCCTTCTACCAGACACAGAAAGGGAAAGAAATTAAGGCTAAGGTGGATCAAAAAATAAGAGCAAAAAAAACAGTAGCAAATACAGATTATGCAGCTTTTCAACAAAAGAGAATCGTTAATACGGATTGGGCAGCAAGAACTGCTAATTTTGATTATGTAGCAAGAAATGCGAATACAGATTGGATAGAAGTTGCTAAAAAGCATTGGAAACCAATACTCCAATTTTCTAAAGAAGGAGTAATTATTAAAGAGTGGAACTCAAGCACAGAAGCTGGAAATAGCTTAGGAATATCTCCTGGTACTATTTCAAATAATTTAAGAGGTTGGAGTAAATCTGCTGGAGGATTTATTTGGAAATATAAGGAAGAGGAGTTGGAAAATTAAAAAAGGTTTTGTATATTATAATAAAGTAAATAAAGTTAAATTAAAAAAAAAGTTACATTATGGATTTAAAAGCGATTAGACAAAAATTAGAAAGTTTAAACAGTGGCGGAAATCAAGACCGTGAGAAAGTAGACTTCGACAAGATCTATTGGAGACCGGCAAATGGAAAATCAACAATCAGAATTGTACCTTCGGCTTTCAATGCTGCAGATCCTTTTACAGAGTTGAAACTACACTACAACATCGGGAAATTTCCTATGATGTCTCTTTCAAACTACGGAAAACAAGATCCAATTGAAGAATTCGTAAAAGAATTAAGAAAAACATCCGATAAAGATAATTGGTCTTTGTCAGGAAAGTTGTCTCCTAAATCTAGATTCTTTGCTCCTGTTGTTGTAAGAGGAGAAGAAGAAAAAGGAGTTCGTCTTTGGTCATTCGGAGTAAACATCTACAAAGCATTGTTGGCTTTGGCAGAGGATGAAGACATTGGAGATTTTACAGACGTAATGAGTGGATGGGATATGGTTGTAGAGAATACACCAGCTGCAGGACCAGGTCAGTTCCCAAGCACTACAGTTCGTATCAAACCAAAGCAAACTACACTATCAGATGACGATAGTAAAGTAAACTCTTGGTTAAAGGATCAACCAAATGCCTTAGAAGTACAAACTCAGTACGACTACGAATACATCAAGAAAAAATTACAAGAGTATTTGAACCCAGGAGAAGAAGTTGCTGAGGCACCTGCAACTCCATCTGAATCAATTGCACCAGCAGTAGAACCTGAATTACCTGCTTCTTTAGGAAGTAACAAAACAGATTTCACTTTAGAGACTGCAGTAGAGGGTAACAAAAGTACAGTTAATAAATTCGATGATCTATTCAATTAAGAATGGCAGTCAAAAAAACAACACAAACCGCTAGCGATATAATCAAAGGCGGTTTTAGTTTGGACAACTTTAAGAAGAACAAAGGCTTTTCAAATACTTCAGTAAAGTTCAAGAGTCAGGATTGGATTAAAGTCTCAGATGCATTCTCAGAAGTAACATCTCTCAAAGGAATTCCTATGGGACATATTACACTTCTAAGAGGTCATTCCGATACAGGAAAAACTACATTATTATTAGAGGCAGCAGTTGAGGCTCAAAAAAGACAAGTACTTCCAGTATTCATTATTACTGAGATGAAATGGTCTTGGCCACATGCTCAAATGATGGGTCTTCAAGTACAGGAAGTGGTTGATGAGGAAACAGGAGAAATAACTGACTACAAAGGATTTTTCTTATATGCTGATAGAGGTACTTTAAATACTATTGAAGACGTAGCAGTTTATATCCTAGACTTAATCGATGAACAAAAGAAAGGAAACCTTCCTTACGATTTATGTTTCTTCTGGGATTCAGTTGGATCAGTTCCATGTGACTTATCTGTAAGATCAAATAAGAATAATAACGAGTGGAATGCTGGAGCAATGTCAACTCAATTTGGAAATAACGTAAACCAAAAAATTATGTTATCAAGAAAAGAAGCAAGCAAGTACACCAACACCCTAGTAGCAATCAACAAAGTTTGGACTGCAAAACCTGAACATCCAATGGGACAACCTCGATTGGAGAATAAAGGAGGAAAAACAATGTGGTATGACTCAACAGTTATTATTACATTTGGAAACATTACAAACTCAGGAACAAGTAAGATCAAAGCCGTTACAAAAGGTAAGGAGTTTGAATTTGCTAAAAGAACCAAAGTTCAGATAGAGAAAAATCACATTGATGGTATCCAATCAAGAGGAGCAATCATTATGACCAGTCATGGATTTATTGCAGACGATAAGAAAGCAATCGATACATACAAAGACACTCACAAAGGATCTTGGGCGAATACTTTAGGCTCTACAGACTTTACTGTAATGGTAGAGGCAGACGTAGAAGAGGATACAAGTAACCTAGAAGCACTCGATGATTAATTATTTAGATATCCTAAATAAAATTGAACAAAAGCCAGACAGAAAACTAAACGACCATGTTTTGATTGTGGATAGCATGAATACCTTTATAAGGAGCTTTGCAATGTTACAATCTATGAATCCACAAGGCCACCACACAGGTGGTCTCGTTGGCTTCTTAAGGTCTTTAGGCTTCCTAACTAGAACAATTGATCCAACTAGAGTTATATGTGTATTCGATGGACAGGCATCCTCATCAAGTAGGAAAAGCATCAATCCAGAATACAAAGCCACTAGGAATATTAAAAGGATTACCAATTGGGAATTGTTCGATGATAAAGACGATGAGTTCGCTTCAATGACTATGCAAATGCATAGATTGGTTGAATACTTACAATGTCTACCAGTTACTCTAATATCGATAGATAAAGTAGAGGCAGATGATACGATTTCGTACTTAGCACAAAAATTTGGAGCTAATGGAAAAAAAGTTACAATTGTGTCGTCTGATAAAGATTTTTTGCAGATAGTAGATGATAATATAGAAGTTTATTCTCCTATCAAGAAAAAAACATATCAAAAAAAAGATATACAAGAAGAAATAGGACTGATTCCTGAGAATTATTTAATAATGAAAGCACTATTAGGCGATAACTCAGATAACCTTACAGGGATAAAAGGATTAGGACCTAAAACATTATTGAAAGAATTCCCAGAGCTAATTAACAGACCTGGAGTTTCACTAAAAGATATTTATGATATTTGTGAACAAAAGTTGCAAACTAAGAAAATATTCGCTAGTATTATATATGACTGGGATAAAGTAAAAACTAACTATGAATTAATGAATCTTTTGCAGCCAAGGTTGGGAGATTACGAAATTTTTCATATATTAGAGAAGATAAAAGAGCCAACACCAAATTTACAGGCAGTTACTTTTTTAAGCATGTTAGAGTCAGATCAAGTTGAAGCTCTAAACAAAAACGTTGAGGGATGGTTAGAATTATTCAGACCGCTTTCAACATATAAAAAATAAGTTATAATAAAATAAGTTACATGACATCATTAGCAAAACTATCTTCCTACGGGAAAGGCTTTCAACTTAAAGTCTTAGGAGCACTCCTAACAGACAAAAAGTTTCTACTCAACACAAGAGAATTACTACAACCAGATTATTTTGATTCAGATGCTCACAAATGGATCTTGGAAACTACAGTTAAGTACTATGACAAGTACCACACTACAATTTCCCTAGAAGCATTAAAGATTGAATTACAAAAAGTAGAGAATGATATTCTACAGGTAGCAGTGAAAGCAGAATTAAGAAACTGCTACGAAGCAACTCAAGAGGATTTAGCATACGTAGTAGAGGAGTTTACAACTTTTGCAAAAAACCAAGAACTCAAAGCAGCACTACTCAGTTCAGCAGATCTTCTAAACCAAGGAGACTTTGATGGAATCAGAGGAGTGATTGAAAGAGCAATGAGAGCTGGTATGGATAAAAATATGGGTCATGAGTATAATAAAGATGTAGAGAGTCGTTACAGAGAAAACTACAGACCTACTATTCCAACACCTTGGCCAATTCTTAATGAAACTATTGGAGGAGGATTTGGACCTGGTGATTTGGTTATCATGTTTGGTAATCCTGGAGGAGGAAAGTCCTGGACAATGGTTGCTGCAGCAGCACATGCAGTATCGTTAGGATATAATGTAAACTTCTATACTTTGGAACTTGGAGAGGATTATGTAGGAAAACGTTTTGACTGTTACTTCACAGGATACGGAATTGAAGAAGTAAACAAACACAGAGCTGAGGTTGAGAAAATTGTAGGTAAGTTGAAAGGAAAACTAATCGTAAAAGAATATCCACCAAAAGGAGCTTCAGTAAACACAATCAAAGCACACATCCAGAAATGTATCGACATGGATCACAAACCCGATATGATTATTATCGATTATGTTGATTATTTGAAAGCACCTTCAAAATCTCGTTTCACAGAAAGAAAAGATGAAATCGATGATGTATTCATTGCAACGAAAGGATTGGCTAAGGAACTTCAAATTCCTATCCTAACACCCTCTCAAGTTAATAGAATGGGTGCAAAGGATTCAGTTATCGAAGGAGACAAAGCAGCAGGTTCGTATGACAAGATGATGGTTGCCGATGTTTGTCTATCTCTATCAAGAATGAAAGAGGATAAGGTTTTGGGAACAGGACGTATCCACGTAATGAAAAACAGATACGGAATGGACGGCATGACTTGGGATGCAAAAGTGGATACCAATAATGGTCATATTGAAATTCTAGGAAAGATGTCTTTGATGGCAGATGACGGAAAGCCAGCAGGCAATTACAAAGAAATCGCGAATAAGTTCTTTGAATTGGAGAATCAAGTTCCATTCTAAAATACTATTTATTCTTACAGTCCTAATTTATAACAAATAACAAAAAAGCGATTATGAGTCTAAAAGACGAACGCATAGTTTACAAGCCCTTTGAGTATCCACAAGCACACGATTACTGGCTCAAAGCACACCAGGCTCACTGGTTACATACAGAAGTTCCAATGTCACAAGACGTATCAGATTGGAATTCGAATCTTAAACCACATGAAAAGAATGTTATAGGCGGAATCCTAAAAGGCTTTGCACAAACAGAAACAGTTGTAAACGATTATTGGACGACTTTGGTTACTAAATGGTTTAGAAAACCTGAAGTAATTATGATGGCTGTTACCTTTGGAGCATTCGAAACAATCCATGCTGAGGCGTATGCTCTATTGAATGAGCAATTGGGATTGGATAACTTCGCAGAATTCCTAGAGGATGAGTCAACTGCAGCTAAAATTCAAGCTCTAATGGACGTTAGAGACGGAAACGCAGGAGAAACAGATTGGCATGAAGCAGCTAGGTCTCTAGCAATATTCTCAGCATTTACTGAAGGAGTAAACTTATTCTCTTCTTTTGCAGTATTGTTATCATTCAAAATGAGAAACAAATTAAAAGGAGTAGGACAAATAGTTGAATGGTCAGTAAGAGATGAATCACTTCACTCAGAAGCAGGTTGTTGGTTGTTCAGACAATTAATGGAAGAACACCCTGAATTAAAAACACCAGCACTTATAAAAGATATTGAAGATGCAGCAACTCTTGCTCTTCAATTAGAATTCAATTTTATCGATAAGATATTTGAAATGGGAGATTTAGAAAATTTATCTAAGGATGAATTAAAAAACTTTATCAAACACAGAGTAAACACTAAGATGGGAGATTTAGGATTGAAACCTCTAATACCTTCAGATCAAATTGATAAAGGAGCTTTGAAACAAATGTTATGGTTTGATGCTGTAGTAGCAGGGAAAATTCACACAGACTTCTTCGCTTCTAGAGTTACTAATTATTCTAAAGGTCACATGGATTGGGACAACGCATTTTAATAACCAGTAACATATTACATATTTATACTAAAAAAAATGGAAAACTTTAACTTAAAAAAATACCTAGTAGAAAATAAACTAACCAACAACTCTAAAATATTAGCAGAAGCTGAATCTAAAATTTTTTCACAAGAATTTGGAGGAGCCAATGATGCAGACTTTTTAAGAGTAGTTTGGAAAATGTCTGCTGAGGATTTGGAAAAGCTACTAGAAGAAACTTTATCTGATTTAAAATGGACTAAAAACTTAGGAGCAAAAGGAAAGATAATGGGAACCTTTAATAGAAGAGATATTCAACTGTTGAACTTTAGAATCAAGCTTCTAAAACAGGTAATACAAAGTAAGCGAAAAAACCCGGAATACATACCAGATTCTTTTAAATAGTTTACAAAAAGTACCTTGTTTCTATAAAAAGTTGCTATTTATATATGTAGAGGGGATGCTACAAATATATCGAAAATATCAACTAAAGCTTATGGCAAGTAGAGACATCCCCCTCGAAAGCCTAAGCTTTTTTTTATTATGGAAACAGGAATAGTTTACAAATGGACTAACAAAATAAATGGGAAATGGTACATTGGATCACACAGAGGAACTTCTAATGACGGATACAAAGCTAGTGGAAAACTTATTAGAGAAGCATTTAGTAAATATGGCTTGAACAATTTTATTCGGGAGATTCTATACGAAGGAGAAGATTTTCAAGAATTAGAGGAGTTTATTTTAGTAGAACTAAATGCTGCAGAAAGTAAGCAAAGTTATAATTTAAAAAACGAAGCACTAGGAGGAGGAAGTCATCTAAAAGGTAAGATTAAATCTCCAGAACATATTGAATCTATGAAGCAGGCTAGTAATTCCGGAAGATTTAAAAAAGGTCAAGAACCTCACAATAAAGGAATCAATCTAGAAACAGCAGCAACAAGAGAAAGGAGATTACGGAAAGATTTCATACCGATAGAGGAAAGTGTCGCAAAGGCTAATAAAACAAAAAAAGAAAGAGGATACACAAACGGTAAACTTGGAACAACTAGGACAGAGGAATCAAAAAGAAAAACAGCAGAAGCTGTAAAACGATCTTGGGAAAAAAGAAAACAACAAAAACCAAATTAAATGAATATAGATTACAGTAAATGGGAGCCAGAAAAGGACTACCCTTCTTGGATGAATGAAGTATCTTTGGCTACAATTTCAAACGGGTATTTATTACCTGATGAAAATCCAAAGAAAGCTTATAGAAGAGTTGCTGATGCAGTAGCTAAAAGATTAGATCGTCCTGATCTAGCAAACAAGTTTTTTAAATACATGTGGAAGGGTTGGTTAAACCTAGCTTCACCTGTACTCTCAAACACTGGAACTGATAAAGGATTACCAATCTCATGTTTCGGTATAGATACTCCTGATTCAATCAGAGGTATTGGATTAACCAATGCAGAACTGATGAGACTTACCTCTTTAGGAGGAGGAGTAGGAATTGGACTAGGAAGAGTAAGAGGAAGAGGAAAAAAGATCGGAAACGGAGAAACAGGACAGTCAGAGGGAATTGTGCCTTGGGCTAAAATATTTGACTCAACTATCATTGCTACAAATCAAGGATCAGTTCGCAGAGGAGCAGCTTCAGTAAATTTAGATATTAACCATACTGACATCAAAGAATTTTTACGTATTAGAAGACCACAAGGAGATCCAAACCGTCAGTGTTTGAATTTACACCAATGTGTTTCTATTGATGACAAATTCATGCAGAGATTAGAACACAGAGATCCAGAAGCAATGGAACTATGGGTTGAGATTTTAAAATCAAGAGTTGAAACAGGAGAACCTTATTTAATGTTTAAGGATAATGTCAACAATGCCAACCCACCAGCATATGTTAAAAACAACTTAGATGTTACAATGACTAACATATGTTCAGAAATTGCATTGCATACTGACGAGGAGCATTCATTTGTTTGTTGTTTATCCTCTTTAAATATTACAAGATATGAAGAGTGGAAAGATACTGACTTAGTTGAGACAGCTATATACTTCTTAGATGGAGTTTTAGAGGAGTTTCTTATTAAAACAAATGGAAAGGATTCTATGATTAGATCTCATCGTTCTGCTAAGAAAGGAAGAGCATTAGGATTAGGAGTTTTAGGATGGCATACATTTCTACAATCAAAAGGAATTCCATTTGCTTCCATTGCAGCAACTTCTTGGACAAATAGAATATTTGCACAGATTAAAACACAAGCAGAAGCAGCATCTAGAAAATTAGCTGAGGAATACGGAGAACCAGTTTGGTGTAAAGGAACAGGAATGAGAAATACGCATTTAATTGCTATTGCTCCAACAGTTTCTAATTCAACAATCTCAGGAGGAGTATCAGCAGGTATTGAACCAATTCCAGCAAACGTTTATACTTTCAATTCTTCTAAAGGAACTTTCATTAGAAAGAATCCAGTATTAGAAAAATACTTAGAAGACAAAGGACACAATACAGAAGAGGTATGGCAGCAAATTTTAAAGGATAGAGGATCAATTGCAAATCTACCTGAAGACATTATGCCGTTTGACGATAAAGAAGTATTCTTAACATTTGCAGAAATAAACCAATTGGCTTTGGTAGAACAAGCTTCAGTAAGACAGAAGTATGTTGATCAAGCTCAATCACTAAACTTAGCATTCGATCCGGGAGATAGTCCTAAATTTATAAACCTTGTTCACCAGACAGCTTGGAAACTTGGATTAAAAACGTTATATTATTTAAGAACTGATTCGGTAATCCGAGGGGACATTGGCAGTAGAACTTCTGAAGCCTGCCTTTCTTGCGATGGCTAACCAACGCAGTAAACTGTGATGGATAAAAACATATTTCCTGCCTATTTATAATAAAGCAGGATATATGTTTACAATTTACAGAATACTAAATAACGTAACGGGATACTGTTATATAGGGTGTAGTAAAAACCTTAAAAGTAGATGGAAAGAGCATAAGAGGGATTTGCAAAAAGAAAGACATCACAATGTACACCTACAACGAGCTTGGAATAAGTACAAGGAAGAGTCATTTACCTGGGAAGTAATTCTTGAATGCAAATCAGAAAAAGTAATGTTCTTAGAAGAGAAGGAGTTGATTAAAAACACAGCAGATCTATATAACATTGCCGAAGGCGGATTAGGTGGTGACTATACCAAAAACTGGGACGAAGACAAAAGACAACAACACAGAGCTTACTGTTCAAACAGAAACAAGGAAAGGTACAAAGATCCTGAAGAAAGGAAGAAAGCAAATTGCTTCAAAGGACTGACACAGGAGGAAAGAGATCAGAGACTTAAAGTCTGGAGTAATGTAAAAGTAGGAGACAAAAACGGTAGATATAAAAACAATCAACAAGTCCTCCAAATAGACAAAGCAACACAAGAGGTCGTCAAGGTATGGAATGATATTGCCGAAATAGGTAGATCAGGATACGGATACACAAATGTATTGGCATGTCTAAGAGGAAAAAAAGGACACAACTCAGCTAAAGGTTTTCTTTGGAAATGGAAAAACTAAAAAAAATATAAAATATGATATACGTAATTGTAATTAGCCTACTTGTAATTGGAGGACTTATCTACATCCTAGAAGATGTAAAAACTGAAGTACGAAATCTTCAAAGACAAATTGAAGAAAATGCAGCAGCTCATATAATTGAGAAAGCAAAAGTAAAAAAAGATTCAACATTTAGATCCTCAGCAGTTAACTGGGGTAAGACAATTGAACACTTTGTTCCATTCATGACTAAGTTTCCAGTACCGGCAGAGGATGTAGTATTTTTAGGAATGCCAATTGATTATGTAGGATTTACTCAAACAGATAGTAAAACTAAATGTGAGGTGCACTTCATTGAAGTAAAATCAGGAAATGCAGCTTTGATGGGTAAACAGAGAAATATCAAGAGGGCAATCCAAGAGGGAAGAGTTCACTGGCACGAAATTGCAGTAGATGGAAATCGAGCAGAAATTATTGAAGAATAAATAGGAAAAGAGTTGGTAACACAACTCTTTTTTTGTATATTTAATTATGGATAAACACTGTTTCAAATTCAAAAATAAAATATACGAACTTACAGATCTCTGGGAAGAGACTTGTATAAATGACTCCAAGGACTTTCAAATGGAGCAGTTCAACTATTTGCTAAAAATAAAAGACTTTACTACGATGGAAAATCGAGTAAATAATCAAATTTTACTAGGGTATTTAAGGCAGATTCCATAAAAAGTTGCTATTTATATACGTAGAGTCGTGACTACATATTTAAAGAAAATATCAACTAAAGCTTATGGCAAGTAGAGATCACGACCTCGAAAGCCTAAGCTTTTTTTTATTATGATAGGAATTTATAAAATTACAAGTCCAACAGGAAGAATTTATATTGGACAAGCAGTAAGTATTGAGAAGAGAAAAAAGTCTTATGAAAAGTCTAAGTGCAAAGGGCAGACAAGACTCTATGCTTCACTAGTAAAGTACGGTTTCTGTGAACATCTCTTTGAGGTTATAGAAGAGTGCAGTATTGAGGAACTAAACACACGAGAGAGACACTGGCAGGATTTCTACGACGTATTAGGACTAAAAGGATTGAACTGCAAACTGCAAAGTACAGTGGAGCATAGGATGGTTCACTCACAAGAGTCCATTGACAAGCAGTCAGCAACAATGAGAGCTTTCTACACCACTTCTGCAGGAAAAGCTAGTAGAGCTAGAGGCGTAGCCAATACAGACTGGGTAGGTTGTCAAGAAAAGAGAATAGCTAAGATAGTAAAACCTATCGATCAATATTTGCTAGACGGAACACATATTGCAGAATGGCTTTCAGGAACACAAGCTAGCAATCTGCTAAAAATAAATCGAGGAAACATATCAGCGTGCCTAGTAGGTAGGTATAAATCAGCAGGAGGATTTATTTGGAAATATAAGTAGGAAAAGTTGCTTAATTAAAATATTATTCATATATTATACTATAACTAAAAAAGAAACGAACATGTCAAAGAATTCAGCAAAGAGAATTTATCAATCGGTTATGGAATGGATCCCAACCTTAAAAAGTAAGAGAGCAGCAGATCTAGTTGCGAGAGAACAACCAGGAGGAAAATTTTCTAAAGCAGATCACTACAAATCAAAAGGAGCATAATGAAAAAAACAGTAATTAAGTTCTGGGCTAGTTGGTGCGGCCCTTGTTCAGTCTACGCACCAGCTTTTGAATCAGTAAAGCAAGAACTACAAAGCGAAGAGATACAATTTGTAGAAGTAAACGTTGAGAATGATCCTGACAACCTAGCAGGAGAATACGGAGTAAGAGGAATTCCTCATACAGTTGTAATCCAAGAGGGAGCAGACACAAAAGCTAAATCAGGAAGAATAGACGAGCAGGAGTTAAGAGAATTTATTTTAAACTAAAAAAATTAAAAAATGTTACGAAATCCAAGTACAATACCAGCAGGTGATACAGTTATAGAAGATCCAACACTAGAACCATACTTTATTGTAAACTCCACCTCAGGAGGATACACAGTGTTCGAAAGAGTAAATAGAGGCAAGGACGATAGAGCGTATCTACGATCAGTTTGTTATCCATCAACATTCAATCATGCATTGAAAGTTATTGCCAAAGAAAAGCTCAATACAGGTGAGACCACCTTCTACAGCTCAATTCAAGAATATATCTCAAAATGGGAATCAATTACCAAGTCAATTGAAAATGCAACTCTAATTGAACTATAAAATGGGAGAAGTAATCAGTCACGTTTGTGGAGCATGTGGAGAAAATCATCCACATTTATTAAATATTTCTGCTTTTTTTGTTGCATTCGCAGGATATTTTACCTATATTAAATGTTCAATTAAAACAAAAATACAATCATGGAAAAAAAATTAATACTACATCAAGTAAAATTCTCACCAAGTTCAATCTTTAGCAAAGCAGATGTGATGAGACTTGTGAGTAGTGTAGACGAAAGCCCAATTAAAATTACAATAATGGAAGCAAAACAAGAAGAAGTAGAAATGGTGTCTTTATTTGATTTTTTAGGACACGCAGCAGGACCAGCTTTAGGAGCAGCCGTATACGGAGTAGCTAACCAAACTAAGGAGAAAGTAGAAACTAGAATTATAGAGACTAAGACCTACAAAGGAAAAGTGATGCTTTATAGAAAAGTTTTCTTAAATGACTATTTTAAAAGTAAACAAATATAGATCATGAACGAAACAGGAACAACAGTTGGATACTCAGGAACAACAACAAGCAACCACTCAGGAATAACCACAGGCATATATACACGTAATATAGGGATGGGAACAGCAAATCCTTCACATAAACTAACAGTATCCGGAAACATTAACGCAGTAGGCACAACAGTAACACCGGGATTACAATTATCAGGAAATGCAACAATTAATTATTCAACAAATCAATTTCAAAATAACATGACACTAAAACAAGTAAACGTAGCAGTATTCACAATCACAAGAGATAAGGATACAAATGAAATTAATTCAACTAAATTCTTAAAAGAATTATGGATTGAGCAAAAAAATGGAACATCAATCGATCTATTAGTTGCAAAGCAATTAGGAAATGATTTTGATCCTGAACTTACAATCATTAAAATTCTTTCAACAGTAAGTTTCTAATGAGAACTAAGATAGTATCTGCTTTTCCTGGAGTAGGGAAGACAACCTATCATAAAAACAACCCTGACACCACTTTGGATTCCGATTCAAGTGGCTTCAGCTGGGTTGTTAATGAGAATGGTGAAAAGATAAGAAACCCTGAGTTTCCTCAAAACTATATTGCCCATATCAAAGAGAACATTGGAAACTACAAATACATCTTTGTTTCTTCACATAAAGAAGTTAGAGATGCGTTATTGGATAATTGTCTTTTCTTCTATTTGGTTTATCCTGATGATAACAGAAAAGAGGAATTTATTCAACGATACCGAGATAGAGGTAATGACGAGAACTTCATCAAGTTGGTTGATTCTAAATGGGATGAGTGGATGTCAGAATTCTATTGGATGGATAGAGGTTGTGAAAAACTCTATGCCTATGATGGATGGAATTTGGATACCGTACTAAACGCTCAAGATTGTAGGGATGGTGGTGATAGCATAACTGAAGAAATAGAGGAATAATATGGCACAATACAGAAAGAAACCAGTTGTAATTGAAGCAATTCAATGGGATGGAACAAATCAAGGAGAAATAGCTGAATTTATGAAAACCCCAATCAGGACTAAAACAAGTCCTGAGCAAGGTAACCCTTCAGGAAAAATTACAATAGAAACCTTAGAAGGAGACATGACAGCTAGTGTAGGTGACTTCATTATAAAAGGAGTACAAGGAGAATTTTATCCATGCAAACCAGATATTTTTCAAAAAACTTACGAAGAAATTTGGGATTAATAAAAAAAGTTCGTATATTAAATAATAATAAATAAATAAAAACAAAAATGAAAAAAGTATTTTTAGCATTAGCCTTAGTGGCTTTAGTAGTAGTAAGTTGTAAGAAAGTAGAAGCACCAGCTTCTTTAACAACAGTAGATTCAACATCAGTACAAGTTGATTCAGTAAGTGTAGATACAACAGCAGTAGATACTACAACTGCAAAATAAAACACTCCCCAGTAGATATGTCCGCCAAGAAAGTCTTTAAACAACGTGGGAACTGCGGCTCTCCCAATGTGGCTGGAATGTTTTATAAAAAATAGGTTAAACATTGAATACCTTTGTAAATGTCAGAAGTGAGGAAGATTACCTCAATAAAAAATAAGTTCAACTCAGAACAAAATAATTTACA